CCAGCTATTTCAAAAGTAGTTTTTATATTACCAGCTTCATCTGTTTTCCAACTTAATTTTTTCTTATCTCTTTCAGAGTCTATTTTTAAATCTTTAGAAGCTTTAACTAGTTGAGTTTTAGATTTAACATCAAGACGAGACATACCTTCTTGAACTGCTTTAACATTTTGAGGTGCATCATCTGCAAAGTAAAAATCATTGAAACCTTCAGCTGCTAGATCAACTATAAAATTAGCTTTAGCTAATGGAGAACTATTACCTAGTCCTACTATTTCTAAATTAGTAGTATCTATTCCTTCTGATTCCAACCAAGCTCTTATAGCTGGTTCAGCTTCAGGAGCTCTAGCTGTTAGTATATAAACTTTTCTATCACCTTCAGCTTCTTTTACTTTCTTAAATAAATCAAACAAAGGACCTCTTTTACCATCTCTAACTTTATTAAAGTCTGTAAAATCCATAACAGCACCTTTGTCAACTAAGTCAGATCCTTGCTTTGCAAACTCTTCAGCTGTTAGTTCACCTTTAGTGCCGTCAGGCATTGTATAAAACACTAAACTATTACTAATAGCTACTGTATCGTCAAAATCAAATAATCTAGCTTTTTTAACTGGAGCATTTTCTCTTCTAGCTTTAGATATAGATTCATCTAAAGTCATCATTTTTCCAATTATTTCAGAAGCTGGAGTGTCTTTTGTTATATCAATAACACCTGAGTTGTCAATAGAAAATCTATTTTCTGGTTTTTCTATTTCTAAAAATTCTATAATTTCTTCTATAGCTTTTTTGTTTATTATTTTCTGAACTGAAGCATCTTTAACAGATGTTGGAGATTCAGGATCATCAACTGAAACATAATCTTCAGTCTCTAAATTATTAGCAAGAACCCTAAGATCACTAGCAGACGAAGTAGGATCTAATTGAGAGTCCATTTTATCAAATTCTGTTTTAGTACCTAATATTTGAGTATAATTATCTAGTATTTTATCTAACTTAGTATTTAGTTCATTTATTTGAATATCTTTACTTGATGGATTATCTATTATTTCCGATGCTGTATTTAATACTTGTTCTAATATTTCTTCCATTAATGGCGCAGCAGGATCTAAATGCTCACCTTTAAATCTTAATTTGCTAGCTATAAGCGCTTCGTATCTATTAGCTATTTCTTGCTCTGTTAAATCTTTATTTTTTGGATTACTTAAAACTGATTGAATTTTTTCATCTGCATAATCTTCAGCTTCTTCAAAGTGAGGATGATCTCTATTTAATATATAACCTTTTTTAGGTGTGTTACTAGATTTTTTACCATCTTCACTTATATACGTGCCTTGTGGCTTGTCTGATATTTCTATAACACTTAAAGTAGTTAAACTTCTTAATGATTTAGTTAAATTTGTTTGACCTTCTAATAGTCTCGCAGCACCAGCGGCAAGCTCAGGGTTGTTAGCTACAGCTAAAGTTATTTTTTCTATAATTAATTTAGTAGCTTTTATATTAGCATCGTTAGCTTTTAAGATAGTATCCCATAAACCTTTTTCTTTTAGCTTTTTTATTTTAGCATCTTTACTTAAATCTTGATTTAGTATAGTTTCTATTTGAGCCATGACACCAGATCCAGCGTTGTATTGTCTAATATCTTTTACCCAAGATGGAGATTTAATTTTACTTTTCTTAGACTTTGCTTTAAATTTATCAAATTGCTTTTTAAAAGGACCGTAAGTATTAGTTTCTTTTTTATATCCCGAATCTAGGTATGTATAGTCATATCCAAAAGCAGCTGGACCAAGTAATTCTACTAACTCAGGCGGTAATAGAGCAGCAAGCTCCATATTTAAATCATGCATTTCTAGCATAGATTTTTTATTACGCTTATCCGTAGAGTAAATAAGTTTTTTATTTTCTTTTTCTTTACTTAATACTCTTTCTATTATATTTCTAAACTTACTAGGTATTTTGCCCTCATCTAAAGCTTTCTTTAGTGTGTCTTTATATTTACCAGTGTTTGTGAAATAAGGTTCTAATAGTTTTATTGCAACAGATTTCTCTTCATCACTTAGCGCTTCTAAATTTATTCTCAATGCTTCAGGATCTCCACCTTCTTTTATAGTCTTATCAACTACATCTGTAATGTTTTTAATTAATAAATCTACATCATCTATAGAAAATCTTAAAGTTGGATCTCTATCAATTATATTTGTTATTTCAGCTATAATTGCAGCTGGGCTTCCTTCTTCCTTTAGAACGTCAGCAGTGGCTTCCTCGGCTAACGATGTAGCTATAGCTTGAGCTAATTGAGTTTGTTTTGTAGCTGTAGTTCCTTTTTCAGGTTTTAAATGAAAATTAATAAATTTATCTTTATCAAACTTTAATTTAACCATTAATGATGGGCCAGAAGTTCTAGGAGTAAATGGAGGTAAATTTCTTTTTGATACTTCTTCATCTACTCTAGTTGGAGATAAATTTACTTCAATTTCATCTGTAAAATCTTGAAAAGACTTATTCATTATAGACTGTGGAAGAAACTTGTATATAGCTTCAGAGTTTTCATCTAAAAACTTTTTATACTTATCACTACCTGGAGTACCCATCATTTCTTTAACCTTTTTAGTTAAAGCTTTTCTAAATAATTCTTTAAGTCTAGTTCTATATTTTTTAGGATTTTTAACATCTAGTTTCTCATCATTAAGAGCTTTTTTAACCTCTTCTTTAATTTCATTATAAATATCACTGTCAACTTCTATGCCTAACGCTTTTCTTAAATTAGCTACTTCAACTGGTTCTTCAGCTTGCAGTGCGTCATCAAAAGCATCACCAAGATCTTTTTCACCTGATTCTAACTGTGTGCCAAGCTCTTGTAGTTCGTCAAAACTTATATTATCGTATACGTTTTCTGTGTTAATTAATTTATCAAATATACCAGGTATTCTTAACTGAAGTAATGGTTTGTTTTTCATTTTGCCAAAAACATAAGCACCAAATGGAACACCAGATTCTATGTCATAAGTATTTATTAAGTCTGAAAAAGCAGCTAAAACCTCAGCTTTAAAATCATCATAAGTAACAGAAGTACCTTTTCTAGAGTCAAAGTTCTTTTTAATTATATCAGTAATACCAGGCATGTTGTTTTCAACTAATCTATTTTTAGCTCTTTTGACTTGACTTTCACTTGAATTAGGATCTTTAATAATAGATATTTGCTTTTCGTTTTCTTTAGACAACTCAAGCAGTTTTCTTAGTTCTTTACTTTTTACAGTGTTTGTAGCAGCTCTTTCTCTCCAATTAGGTGGTTTATTTTCTAATAACTTTTTATTTTTTTCTACTATCTTTTTTATTTCAGCTTCAAGATCTGTAGAACTATCTATAGAATACAATACAGGTTCTTCTTTCTCAATTTTTTCCTTTGGATTTAACTCTTTAAATATAGATTCTGAAGGTGGAGTTTTAGGTTTTTTAGGTTTTTTAGTATCTTGTTTTTTAACAAAAGTATCTTTTGATTTAGGATCTATTGTATCTTTTTTAATTTTAGGAGTTGTATCATCACCTTTCTTTCTTCTGTTTTGTAAAAACTTTATAAAAGAATTTTTATTACCTAAGTCTAGTTCAAAACCAATTAAACTTTTAACCTTGTTTGATACAGCGTCTTTTAAATCAGATAAAACACTTTGATCTAGTTTAGCTTCACCACTTTGTAAAAAGTCTCCTAAGTTAGCTATCATTTCATCAGCTAAACCTTTATCTTTAAAACCAGCTTCTTTATATTTATCTATAAGATTATTATATTCTTCTGGAACTATCAAACTACCATCTTCAATAGCTTCTACAATTTCATTTGCTAAAGCAAAAGTAACTTCGGGACCATATTCTTCTTCTAGATCTTGAACCATAAAGTGATCTCCTTCGTGAGGAACTACATCTTTACCTCTAATTTTACTATACTCTTTATCGTATATAACTACTGTTTTCCCTTTGTTTGGACCTTTAGTAGCTTTACCTATTACAGCAATAGTTCTATCACCATTTTCTGTTTCTAAAGCTTCTGCATCCTCATTGATTAAGCCAGCTTCTTTAGCTGCTTGTACAGCTTCTGAGCTTGTTTCAAAATCTAAAATTACTTTATCTTTTCTAGTTTCTTTTTGTTTCTTTATATTTTCTTCAATAGTTTTAGATTCTTCACTTTCAACTTTTACTTTACTTATTTCAAGTAACTCTTTATCTATTTCTTTTATTCTTTCATTTATTTCATTAGTCTGTATAACACCTAAATCGTTATTCTTTTTCTTTTCTAATAAAACTCTTTTTTCATTTTCTAAGTTGTAAATTTGTTGTTGTTGCTGAGTGTCTTGTGATACATCTATTTTCTTCATGACCTCATGCATCGTAGTTATATCTTTTTTATAAGTATCGTAAAGATCATTTATTTCTTGTATAACATTTTGATCACCATTAGCATTATCAATTTCTTTTTGCTTTTGAACTTCTAAGTTATTTATGTATTGATTATAAAATTTATTGTCTCTTAATATAAATATTTTTTTAAAGTCTTTAGATTTTAAATTTAAATCATCATTTATTGATTTAGTAACTTTTATCCCGTTGTAAACAGACTGAGCGCTAGATATTCCTCCAGCTGCAATAGCAGAAAGTATTGCTGTTTCTTCTAAAACTTCTCTCCATTCCTCCTTTGAAGTTGGCACTTGAAAATAATCAAACTTTTCAAAATCTTTATTTACATAACCTTTTGCTATTAATTCTATAATAGTTTGAGCTTCTTCAGTTGGTATTTCAACTGCTGCAGCTTTAGTAGTAGTTATTATACCTTTATCTACTAACTCTAATATAACTCTTTTTATAGTTTGCTTTTGAGTTTCACCTGGTATTTTATTAACTGATTTACTAAATATTCGTGTTATTATTTTAGTTGCACCTGGACCTTTAGCAATTTGCTCTAAACCTAGCTTATCTAATATGCTTATTATAGTACCTACACCTATTGTTAAACCTAGCCTTTGTGCTGGTTTAAGTTCAACACCGGTTTGTTCTATTCTTTTTTGTATTTCTATAGACTGATCTAATACTATTCTAGGCAATTGCACACCTGGTGTTAATATTCTAACTCCATGCTTTTTTACTCTTTCCCATAGCTTAGCACCTTTTTTTATTTTACTTGCTTTATTTACTATACCTAAACCTAATGATAAATAAAGATCAACAGCAACTTCTAATAGAGTTCTAACAACCTTACCCCAAAGCTCTTGATTTATATTATTTTCTATTTGATCAAACTCAGTAGTGCCTCCAGGTTTTAATTTAAAGTCATCTATAGCTTCATCTACCATTATAACCCATTTTTTTTCAGCTTCATAAAGTAAATCAGCCATAGTGCTAGAAAATATAGTAGGATCAATATTGTCAGCTAAACGAAGAACTCCTTCTGTTATTTCCAGAACTATTTCTATAGCTCCTGGTATTAACTTTTCAAGAGTCCCAGCAACTGTGTTGATAACAAATGCTCCACTTTGAGCCAACGTAGGATCTTTTTCTTTTAAATATTCTTGATACTCTTCGTTCATTCTTAGAGCATCTTGACCAGCTTTATGTATTTGTGCCTCTAAATCTTTTAATAATACGTTAGCGTAATCTTTTTTAGCATCTAATTCTATATTTCTTTTAATATTGTTTTGTAGATTTTTTCTATTTTCACTAAGTATAGTGCTTAAGCTTTTGTTTAAATTACCTTGTTCTTCGTATATTAAAGCTTCACCACCATCACCATCTGCTTTAGGATCTTTAAAAACAAAGCTTAATCCAGATTCAGTTTCAACAACTGTTTCAGGATTTTTACTAAACTCCGCTACATCTTCTAGTGATCTACTATATGATGTGTCAAATGCTGATTTTTTTCTAAGTTCAGAAAGTGGCTTATCAAAAAAGTCTTCTTGCATTGAGTCTATTCTACTTAATAAAGAATTATATTCTTCAGCTTTCTCGTCGTGTATTCTAGCAACTCTTTTACTTTTGCTTTTTTCGTATTTTTTTCGGAGTTTAGATAGTTCTTTATTAGCAACCGCTAATTCTTCAACTATAGGATATATAGAGTTTTTATATCCGTCTTCTATAGAATTTATTTTATCTGTAATGTCTTTTATTTTCTGATCAACACTATCATTTGCTATGCTAGCTTGCAAAGATTTAACTTCAGCTATTGTATTGTTTATTTGCTTAGCTATATCATCGTACTTTTCTAATGGTGTATTATCAAAATCTTTATTATAATCTGTTTTTTCATTATCTAAAAAAGACTTTATTTCATCACAGTCTGCAGATTTAATTTTTAATTGAACACCAAAACCGCCTTTACTAGGTGAATCATCTGATTTAACTAGTATATAAGGAGCATCTTCACCTTCAGGTGTTTGTATACTTCCTGTATATATTCCATCGTAATATGATTTCACAAGAGGACTACCACCACCAGTTATAGGTTCTCCAAATTCATTTTTATCAACATTTCCATATAGCCTACCAGAATCTACATCGTAGTAAAAACCATATGCAGCAAATTGAGAATTGTTAAAATCTTTATTTAAGTTTTTAATTACTTCGCATGGTAAATTATTAACAGCAGAGTTAAATATTTCTTTATTAGAGGTATCTATAGTTTTTTTAGAACTAGGTTTTTCATCTCTAGTTCCTTGATTTTCTATTTCTAAAGGCCTTATAAAAAGCTCTGGATCTGGCTTAAACAAATCATCAATAAGCCTAGACTCTATATAAGTATCAAAGAAAAAATCTCTTTTAATTTCGTTTTCTACATCTTTAATATTTGCTCTTATTTCAAAAACATCAGGAAGTTCTATAGTTTGAGCTTTAAGTGGTACTATTTCAACCGAACCATCTGAAAAACCAATTGCCGCCTCCGTATTATCTGGAGTGTAATTAGTTTCTTCAACTTCTTTTAGTTGTTTTGCTGGTCTAGGTGGTTCTCCATCTACTCCAGGTATTATAGCTTTTAAATCCTCTTGAAGGACTGGCATAATCGATGTTGTTACTTCTGCTTCTTGAGATTTTATACCTATTAATTTACCAGTTTCTGTGGTATAAGACCCATCTTCTTTTTGTATAGTTTTAGTTGGAACTTGTATATTGTTTTCTAAAAACTCTCTATCTCTTTTATTGATGTCTTCAATAGCTACTATAGAACTATCAATGTCTAGCTCTGTAATATTATCAATTTTATTTTCATCTAACTTAGTATACTTTTCTACCAATATCTCTGGAGTTAAAGGTATTACCTCAGTACCAGGTTGATTTGCTACATTAATATCTTGTCTACTATAATATTCGTCTATTTCAAAAGACATATGATCATTTAAAACATTATCGTTAGTAGAAATAGGATTGTATTGTCTAGGAATTACGTTGTTAGGATTAGCAATTTTTCTAGCTTGTCTATTGACTTTTCTAATAGTTCTATCTTTTTGTTCCTTTAGCTTTTCTTTTCTTTCTTTATTTACTTCAGAAATTAATAGCTTTTTATCTTTCTTTCCAGCATCCTCCCAATATCGCATGCCGTTTTCATCATACTTGTTTCTGCCTTCACGTCTTAGTTTAGACTTTATTTTAGTTTTAAGCGACTGATCTTCAAATCTAGCTCCAGTTACAGACGAAACACCGGGTGTTCCTGTAGGATCAAGAACTATAGGATCTTTAACTTTTTTAGTTTTAACAGGTGTTTTAGTATATTTCTGCTTAGAAAAACCTCCTTTACGGACTTTTTTTCTTATTTTAGCTGTCTTTGGCGGTTTACTACTAAATGTTAATTTAGCCATATTATTCTCCTATTTTATTTACTGGATTGTACAAAGAGTAAGATTGACCGGATTTACCAATTTCTGATGAAGAAGTCGCATTCATTAAATTGTTCATTTGTCTATTATTTAAGTCATCAGACTCCATCGTTTTGTTAAAGTTTTGAGAAGCTAATTGATTTCTATCACTTTCGGTCATTTGCTTTAGTTTTTCTTCAAGTGGAATATCATCTTTTTTTCTATCAAGTTTATTTGCTTTACGTTTGCCATCGGCAGTTGTCATATCTAAAACCTCAGCTTCAACTTCTGGCTTCGTCTCTATAATAGGTCTAGCAAACTCTCTAGCATAAGCTTCATTTAACCCTAGTTGTACAATTTTTCTATCAAAAATAACTTCTGGAGAGTTTTGTCTATTAACAGCTACTTGAGCACCAACATAATTTCCAATAATTTCAGATCCGTTTTTCTTATAATCATTAACTGGATCTTTCATACCGTAAGGATTATTATCCCATAAGTTTTTAATTTGACTTTGTATTGGATCTAAAGAATTACCATCTTTATCTTTTACTTCATTGTAGACAGCTAAAGTTTGATCTAAGACTTGTGGATATATACTTGTAGAATAATCTTGGTTATTTAATACAGCTTCTTGGTCATAATTAGCAATTTCATCTAACACGTTATTGCCATCTTCAAATGTTATTATACCTTGTTCATTAGGCTTTATACCTTTAGTTTCAAATACTTTTTCTACTATAGTTTGTTTATTTTCACCACCAGCTGCCATGTTTTTAGTAACATCAGCCATATCTCCATTAGTTTGTATTAGACTAACACCGTTTGGCGACATTAAATTAGCATTAAACTTGTTCATATCAAACTTAGGTTGTCCTTTTAATCCAAACTCTAACGAAGTACCGTCTTCATTTAATGATGCTTCAAAGTTTTTAAACTCTGGATCCATTACTAGGCTTTTACCCATTTTAAATATATCATTATCAATTAAATGAGCATTAATAGATTTAGGACCTCCTCTTGGAACATCTAATGAAGCTGTAAGTTCGTTTTTCATGTTGTTTAAACCTGTCATAGTTCCTTTTAAACCATCCGCAAGCTTTAACATTGAATTAGCGGCAAATTTATTTCCTTCAGCAACATGTTTTAAGTACTTATCTTTAGCATCCATACCTAGCTGTTGCAAAAAAGCATTAGGAGCAGAAGGCTTTTTTAAGTCTGCAATTTGCGATTGATTTTGCTGTGCTCTAAATAAATCTAATTCATCTAGTATTTGATTATTTTGAGCTTGAAGTGTCTTAAAGTTTAAACCATCTTTACCATCTTCTCCATCTTCAGCTGTAGCTTGTGGTCCATATAAAGAACCTAAGTCATCATTAAACTTTGATATTTCAGCATTAGCTTGTTTTAAGCCAGCTGATTGATCTATTATTGCCGGTTGTCTGTAAGTTCCCATATTCTATTATTTACCCAGTTACTGATTCAAATCCACCAGCTAAAGTTGTAGCAGATCCTGCTATATTACCGAAAGCAGCATATTTAGCTTGTCTCATATCCATCTCTGTTTGTCTTTCTTGGTCAAGCATGGCTTGTGTTCTATCTAGTTTCATTAAATCTCTTGACTCTTGTCTTGAAAATCTAGTATCTTCACCTTGAGCATATAGTTTTTGGTTAGATGCTTCTTGTCTTTGCAAGTCTGCAGATATACCTTGTTTACTAGTTAAAGCTGCTTGAGCTAGTGCTGTAGCACCACCTGAACCACCACCAGTAGCTCTAATAGTATCTAAAGTGTTAGCTAGTGATATATCAGCTTGCTCGGCTTGAAACTCAGAGGCTTTAGCTGCAACACCTAAATTAGCATAAGGATTACCTATTTTTTGTAAAGCTTTTTCTTGATCTGCTATAGAGTCTTTAAGTATTTGTTGTTCTCCTCTAGCTTTCTTTTCTTTGTTATTAGCATCTATAGCTACACCTGTACTTACACCTGCTGCTATAACTGTACCTACTACTAATGCTGTTGCTACTGCCATATTATTAATTTAAAATTTTAACTAATTCATGAGATGGTCTTTTATCTGCATGCCATCCTAATTTTTTATGTGTTTCTATTAGACTTTTATGTCTACATATACTAAAAGAATACTTGTACCCAAGATCTTTTATAATTTCTTCAGCTCCAGTTATTAATAACTCTAAAGCTTGTTTTCTATTATCTTCTCTATATTCTGGATCTGATACTATCCACTCTAATAAAGCTACTTTAGCATTTGTTAAGTATATAAAGCCAGCTGCTACAGGTTTATTATTGTTTTCAACAACTACACCTGTTTCAGGTAGAAAATCATCGGCAGGAGATACCCACTCAGGCCAAGCTTCCCACCATTTTTTAATAAAAGTTAAATCACCTTGTTTTAACTTTCTAATATTTAATTCCATTTAATTCTATTGCGACGATACGTTTATGTTAGTTGATGCTGCAAATATTTGTTTAGATCCACCTAAATCAGTAGTACCATCTGTTTGTAATGTAACTGTTGCAAAATATCCTTTAATTCCAGATATTGAACTACCGTAAGAAACTTCTCCAACCCTAGCCGTACTATTATTTCTAATATTAGACATGTATTTACCTTCTTTTAACGTAAATCCAGCTCTTTGTATTGGTGGAGTTAATGATGCTGGAAACTCATTTCCAAAGTTATCATAAGCACCTTCGTAGTAACTATTTATAATTACACTATTATCTGTATAATTTACATATTCTGATATGCTAGCTGATGGATTTATATAATTATCGTTAACTAATTGTTTCCCTTGTTGGTCTGATATAAAGCTTTGGCCTTTCCAACCATTACTTCCTTCATAACCTATAGTTAAAAAGTTTTTACTTATATTAACTTGTGGATTAAAAACAAAAGTTATTGAAGAAGCGGCAGGAGCTGCACCATAATATACATTTCTATTATTAGACGCACCAGTAAAATAATGTTCGTATATTTCAGAAGAGTTAGTAGTAAAATAAGTATTTTTTAAACTAAATATATTATTAGGCTTGTAACTGTAAAAAGTTGGCCAACCTAAAATGTTTTCGTCCCAAGCTAAAGTGTAGTAATTGTTAGTATCGTTTGAAAAAGTAGAAGTACCAGCTTTTTGTATTGAAACAACGTATTCTCTATCGTGTATATCCCAACCACCTTGTATTTTATCTTTATCAAAAGTTCTAAATGACAACGGTGAATCATTGGGTATTGTTATATTTAGTATTTGCGAAAGAGCTACGTAAGCTCCTTGAAAACCTATAACGTATATATTATATTCTATTCCATTTATTATTAATTGTGATCCTATTTGTATGTTAGGACTTCCAGTTACTAGTATATATGGAGGTATACCACCTCCACCTGAATCTTGGACATTACCAAAAGTAGCTGATACATCTACAGCTTCTAAATTTTCATTAATATCTTTTAATTTATCTCTAAAGAAGTTAGATAATCCATTTTCAGATATTTCTGTTATACCATCGCCTGATAATCTTAATATTGATCCTCTATCTTTATCTGCAAAGTATTTTCTAAATCCGTATATAGCAAAAGATTCTGGATTTTTACTTATACCAAATTCTCCAGCATATGGACTTAATTGACCTATAACTGTTCCAGGAGGCAGAGTTTGTGTACCACCTTCTGAAGTGTATATAGTATCTTTATCTATTAAAGCTCTATTAATTTTATCTTCTTGAAATACAATTAAGTTAGTGTCTTCGGCGTAAAGTTTTTGTATACTACCTTTTTGTGGATCAGCTGCTTTTGTTATGTTTTCTCCTACTGAAAAAACATTAGTTTCATTTATGCCAGTTCTAGAGTTATAAATACCTGAATATATTAAAGCATTTGGTCTTACTTCTTGCGTATTAAAATCTTCTTTTAAATAAGCTTTTGCACCATAATCTATTGATGTAGCATTAAAATCTTCTTGATACCTAGAACCTTCTATGAACCAATTTTCTACTTCATCATATCCAGAAGTTGAAAAAACAGGTGAACTAGGCTCACTACCACATCCAGATGGAAATACTGGAAAATTAGTTGGATTCCAAGGTAAACCTGGAAATACAGATGCTATGCCACCTCTCCACTCTTGTGGTGTAGCAAAATTATTATAATCATAAGGAACGCCTCTAGATGTAGCTAAACCACCTGGTGTTCCAGTATATATAGTCTTTTTTAACCAAAAAGAATTAAAATAATTAACTTCTAATTTGTAATATGCCATGTTTAATTAATTTCTATCCATGTTGAATAATATTTAAAAGCAAAGCCAGTTGATCCGTTACAGTCTTTTACTATTACTTTTAATAAAACCTTTTGACCAACATTTTGTAGTAAATAAGCTTGATCATTTACTATTCTTATATATGTTTGAGGGATTACGCTATTAAAATAGAAAAATGTTTTATCAAGAGCTGTACCGTCTTTTTCTACTTTAACTTCTAGGTTGTCTAAAGATGTTCCAGCAGATCCATTAAAAACAGTAGTCTGAGTATTAAATTCACCAATTAATGCATTTGGACCTCTTTGACTAGTTGGAGGAACTGCAAATATAGGATACGGATATGTTTCACTACCAGCAGAACCTGATGAAGGATTTCCAATTTCACCTTCGTACCAATCAAAACCATTAATATTAGCTTGAGCGGCTAACGATGGGGTTATAGATGGAGCTTCATTAGTTAATAAACATGTTTTAGTTATTATGTTATTGCCATTAGCTAATATTCTTAAGTTTATATTAAAAGTTCTTGTGCTTATATCAGCTCCGTAATAAAAATACGTATTAGATCTTAATCTATATCTTAATCCAGTTGTATTTATAAGATCAAAAGGAGCTGGATTCAACACAGTGCCATTACCATCTGTAACGCCAGCTAATTCTATCGTTCCAATTGTCATTAAAGAATTATTACCATCTACAGCTTGAAATTCACCACCAATCCAAGATGTTCCACTTGGTACTTGTGTTTCTTCTAAAGAAAAAGCTACTGGTTGTGGTGGCGAGGTTGGTGTTCCTATGTTTACGCCTATACCTCCAGAAGCTCCATTGTTTACATATTGGTTTAGTTCAGCTATAGTACCAGCTGTGCTACTTTCCCAGTATATATCTAATTCTGATTCTACTGGATTTGTTTCAAATACATTTAAGTTTTTAGAGAAAGATCTTAATTGATTAGTATTAACATCTTGCTGTACGCCAGGAGCAAATCCAACTAAAAAACTTGTTTCCAACTGAGCTACAAAAGGATTTGCACTAGCATCTAAATATAATGGATCAACATAAGTAGTTGAAAAATGAGGATAAACAGTTTTGTTTTTAGGAACATTTCTATTTGTTACCCAGCTTCCTAAATCTTTAAAAGATAATATAGAATTTATTGTAAATTCATTTTTAAAAGTAACTTGAGATGACTCGGAAAAAGCTGGAGTAGGATTCCATACATTAGGATAATTCGTAGCATTAGCAATATACTTAGTTACAACTCTTGGATATAATAATGTTTCACTACCGTAAACTGTTTCAGTTGGACCAACGTCTCCTAGCTCTTTAGGTACTTTGTTTATATTGTCACCATATAATACTATATTAGAAATTGAAGCAGCATTGTTGTACGTTAAATCCCCTACACCTGCGTGAGATTCTGTTCCAATTTCTCCTTTAAATATTATTTTACCAGAAGTAGCTCCAGGAGTGAAAACGTTGTAATATTCTTGTTCTTTTTGTTGTACTACTACTTTGTAACTTAAATATCCTAAAGGGTTAGTTGCGCTAAAAACACCTGGATAACCATCTATTTTATTAGTTGGTATTAAATCGTTAAATTGTATTTTTAAACTATTACCAGGCCAATTTAAAACACTTTCTACATTTTCATAAGGAGCATACAAACTACCAAATTCACCCACAACACCTAAGTTTATAGATTCATCTCTAAGTATAACATTAGAAGATCTACCGTATCTATCAACTAAAACAATACCAACTTTATAAGATCTATTTTGCTTTACAGTATGATTAATATATTCTCTTCTAACTCTACTTTTTTCTGGATTTACTAAGTTGGGATCACCATCAGCAAATTTTTCACTAATACCTAGATTGTAGTTTAAGTTTTCAGGTGAAGCATGTTTTTCAATAAAATTACCATAAATTATTCTATTACCAGCAGTAGCTTGAGCAGCTGCTTTTATAGGTACTTTATCATGTATTCTTAAAGATACGTTATCAGGCAACACTTTATAAGGCTTGTTTGAAATGTAGTTGTAAGCATAATATCTTAAAGAAGAAGATGTAAAATTATCTTCTACACTAATTTCGTCAACTACTCTAATAGCATTGCTAGTTGATTCTTTTAAAAGTATTTGTACTTGGTTTATTTTAAACTCATTAGCAACTTCACTTTGCACAGCTCTAGCGCTGCCTGAAAGCACGTTGAAATTAAACTTTGGTGGTAAATCTATTATTAAATTAGCTCTTGTAATTTGATTTTCCATTAATTTTAAAACTCCACTTTCTGCAGTGTTTTTTTCATCTCTTCTAGTTGCAGCACCAGCGTAAGCACTATCTAAAAAATATCCATATTGTTTTGGCACGAATAATGGTTGACTAAAAGGAGCCATTAAAGAATATTCGTTATCGTCATATTTAAATCTATAACTAAACCTAACAAATTTATCTTTTAGATAATTTTCATCTCCTTGGAAGTTTGATTCGTAATAAGGATTTAACTCTTCTAATTGTAATATATTATTCGCTGAAAAAGCTGTTGATCCAGAGCCATAATATTGAACAGCTGCAGCGTTGGCAGCGGCCATCGATTGCGTGGCATTGTAACCAGAGCCTATAGGATATTCAAACTCTATGTTACCAAATGTAACACCGTTAGCTGCGTTTCCAGATATTTGAGTTATTTTAAAATAGCCTAACTCTGGTTTATCTATATTTAAAAATCTTGTAGTAGTGTTTGTAATGTCTATATCTAATGTTCCGTATTGCAATACTACATCGGTAGATGTTATAGAATTAACTACACAAGCTGAGTTAGCTGGTAGATACTCATTTAAAGTATCTTTAGCGGTAGGTAAGTCAGTAGCTGGATCTATAAAAGATATAGGATCATAAGGAGCGTATTTAGCTACGGATATATGGTCTTCGTTGGTATAGTAAGTTGGATTTGCTATAGCAGTTTCTATATTTATTTTTCTAGGTTGGTTTCTATTATCTGTAAAAAATAATAAATCTTCTATTAAATCAACCCCTAACATTGGGTGTGTTTTAGAGAAGTTTAAAAAAGCACCTTGAACTATAACACCACTAGCTGCATTACCACCGGTTAATGGTCCTTCAATATAAGCTATATAGCAATTAGCTCCAGCTATAGTTCCACCAGCTGGATGAGGAACACTATCTAAAGGAAAATTGCTAAGGTTGTCAGGTGATGAATCATTGAAATTAGTAGCAAATATATAAATTCTATCTTTGTTAGTATCTACATGATAACCTATTATCTCAGTGTTAGCTGCAAAACCAAAATTTGAGTACTGAGAATTTCCTAGTATGTTTTCAACAACACCCTCGTCAGGACCTTCACTTTTACTTACAGATATATTTTGACCATCTCTATACTCTCCTTGAGGTAGTAGTCTTTCATCTAGGTCTTTATTCATTTTAGACCCGGTAAATAAATTCCTTACTTCTGGCATGTTAGTGTTTTATCCACTTAGATTTACCTCTCATTACTTGAGCTATTTCTCCAAGTTTAATATTTGATAATCTTATTTTAGCATTTCTTAATTTAGCAGATCTATCTCTTTTAAATCTAGCAACTTGAAACTCTTGAACATTAGTTCGACTAGCTATTATAGAATAAGCTATATGAGCATACATGGCATCTTCTGCCATTTTAGGTATTTTAGTGTCTAAATCATAAGCTAAACCATCAGAAATATATTCTAATACTATTAATTTATCAGCTAAATCACTAGAAAAAGAAAAAGTACCTAGTCTTTCGTTAATACTGAACCAGCCATTCTCTTGAGATATTTGAGGTTCTAATCCAAATCTTCTTCCATAATTTAATTTCCACCAAGCATAATCAAACACATACATATTCTCCATATCTCCATCCCCTACGATGTTATCAGTATTATTTGTTTGCCATCTTTGTTCTGTTTCAGATTGAGCAGCTAAATTGTTTTGACCATAATTGTTTTGAGTAGGTATGCCTTCTCCATCTTGTATTGGTAAACTATATGGATTTGTAGTTGTGTTATTTACTGGATATATTATATGTTGAACACCTTGGTTATCCACCCAAGAAACTCTTACATAATTAACATAGTCTTGTGGAATTGGTACAGAAAGACTAGGTGGTATAGTTAGTTCTTGTGATTTAATACTTTTTAAAGTGTCATAACTAAACTCTTGTAAACCTCTTTTAGCGTGGAATATAACATCAGATCTTTTTACTCTTGGTATAATTTTGTCCATACCAACATAACCAACAATAAAATTATTTACTATATCTTTCAAGCTTATGTAAGCATAACTATTATAGTTACTATTTATAGCTGGTTGTTTTAACTGCACATATACATTTGTTGCTGTGTATGTTCCAGTAAGTGTTATAATATTGTTTACAGTGTCAGATATATAAGACAAGTTTTCTGCTTGAGCAATACCATCTAAAAATATAGTATAATTAGAAGATTGAGCTATTTGAGCACCTGCATTATTGTAAGCACTAACAACACTAGTGTTAAATGTACACGTAAAAGTAGGATTAACTACAGCTGTTAATGCAGAAAATAATTGTTGACCAGAGTAGTATTGTGCGTTTGTTTCAGTTATTAATCCCATTTTTATGATTTTTCATTTTGAGTATCTTGATTCAGTTGAGAAGATGCTGCTTGAATAACCGCTTGATCTCTTATTATGACTCCTGCATATTGTAGTATTTTTAATATAAGCTCAGTTTGTTGCATATCACTTATTTCAAAATTAACTGATCCAGTTGATGGTATAACAGGAGTTAAACTAAATCCAGGTGTTCCATCCCACACATATTGACCTAAAGTACCTACTCCATATCCCCATATTGGGTCTAATGGTTTTCTAATGTAGTTAAAGCCAATATCAGCGTTAGCTGGATTACTTAAAGCTGGATAAACCGTTAATTTATTTTGTTGATAAATAGCTATTGGATGATTAATGCTTGGTTGCAATAAAGGTGAAAGAGTTTGTTGATGATATTCTCTTTTACTAACTATTTCTATTTCAGGAGCTCCTATTGCTTTTTCATAAAAAGCAGAGCCAAATCTGTGAAGATCTGTTGGTAAGGTATATACACTACCAGTAACAGCTGATGCAGATGCATTTTTTTCAAACACTTGAAACTCATCTTTCATTTTATCCATACGAGAAGCAAACTCTACATCTGTTTTTGGCATACGTATATACTGGTTATATTGCTCAAAAAAGTCTTCAAATATTTCTAGCTGAGCTTGAGCAGCGACTTTGTTAAACTCTTCAGGTGTTAAATATCCTCTTTGTTCTTTATTAAGGACAGTTAATACTGTGGTATATACCGTATTTACGTTTATTGCCATTTTAATATTTTTAAAAAAAAAGGGTGGCGATAAAACCACCCTTATTTATAATCACTTGTTATTTTAGTTTTTTCTCGATTGATTTGAAAACTTCAACTCCTTCGTCTGTCTTTAAAAAAGCAGCAAAAGCTGAGTATGGGTTTTCTTCAAAAGGTACTTTCATTAACTTTTTGCCATTAGAAGCCCAAGAAAATGTTCTTTGATCTTGTGATAATGTAATTATACGTTCTTCAGTTGCTTTAACAGCAGTATTTCTTAATTGTATATTTTCATCATTTGCAAGTTGTAAGAACAAAGTAGGGTTATTTTTAGCAAATACTAATAAATCTCTTTTAAGCTCCTTAGAACTCATCTTATTTACCTCAGAACCAACTTCAGTTCTTAATATAGCTTCTGCATGATCAATATCTAGCTCTCTAGATAAAGCTAATGCTTGAAACTCATACTCTAAATATTCTAAATCATCAACAGCTTCTTTAACATCATCTTTTTCTTCATATCTTTTATTTAACTGTGGATGATATATAGATAATAACTTTTGTAAAGATTGTTTTTCTTTAGGTACAAATAGAGTTCCATCTTTAAATATTATATGCTCCATAGTGCATTCACCTTTTTGTTCTTCAACAAATGGACTATTTTGGTTAGAAGCATGTCTAATTTCTTTTTGTTTACCTTCTTTAGGATCAAACCACAATAAAGGAAATCTTCTTGTGTGTCTTGACGGTAAAGTATAAGTTAACGGTGCATAATCGTGTGTAAGATAATAAAGTCTATCTTTTACCTCCCAAGTATCTTTTTGCACTTTAGGAGTTTCAACGATTTTTTCAACCGTTTCTACAGCTTTTGCTGCAGGTTTTTTGTTTGTTTTTTCCATAATATAATATAATATAATAATTAAAAAAGATCCTGCCGAAGCAGGACCTTATTATTGTTAAGAGCTATTTATAAAGTTGCTCCAGCTATTGTTTGTCCTTCTACTTTCATATTAGCAACAGGTGCATTAGCACCACCATCTAAACCACATTTTTCAATTGCTGAAATAACGTTATTTATAATGATGTCTTGTGTTAACACAGCAGCAGCGCCATCGATGTATCCATCAGCAGCAACTGTTAAAGTGTGAGATATAACCTCAGGCACAGTATCAGATGAAAAAACTACATCACTGTATTTTATCTCTACTGAAGTTGCGCTTGCAGATTTAACAGTGATAATACCTTCAACAGGTAATAACAATGATGAACCTTCGTTTGCTTCGTTTCTTGTAAATTTTATGTAAGCCATAATTTCTATATTTTAAATGTTAATAATTAAGATGTAAACAATACAAAATTGTTAGCAGCTTGTGTTACTAAACATCTTTCAGATAGATAGTGTACTTCCATAGCATCTAAAGAAGAAGTGTATGCTCCACCGACAGAACCAGTGATCCATGACTTCATTCTACGATCATCAGTTTCAGAAGCTCTATATCTTACATGTAAGAAAGGACGTCTGATATTTGATCCTAGCATTTGATCATAAACTGTAGAAGTTCCAGCAGGAACTAACACACCTTTGATATTTGTAACCATACCTCTTGTAGAAGCATCGTTTAAATATTTCCAGTCAGTTTTATAGAAGTCATAAGAACCTCTTCTAAAACCAGAGAAACCAAAGTTAAGAGCCATTTCTGATTCGTTATCAAATAAACCGTAAGATGCAGCAGCAGTAGAAGCAAAACCTCCACCAGCTTGAGCAGCAATCATATCATCAAAATCAAGAGCAGTAGCTCTGTCTAAGAATAACATGTTTTCTTCAATAGCACCTTGTAAATCTAATTGCTGTAAGATAGCATCAAAATCTCCTAATGCACCAGCTCCAGGAGCAGCAGCACCAGCAAATCCAGAATAAACGTTACCTCTAGCGTTTAGAGAAGCGAATAAACCTTCAGTACCTGTACCGTAGTTATTAGCAGCAGTGTTAACAGTAACACCAGAAGCAGCAGTAGCTTTTTCACCTTCAACCATAGCCATTTCAAGATAATCTTCATATCTTAATCTAGTTTCTGATTCAGCTTTCATATACCACAAGTATCCAGATGTACCATCTTCAGTAGCAACTTCGATCCAACCGATCTGAGCAGTGTCAGAACCGTTTACGAAATATTTGTCTTTAATGATAATTGGTCTATTGCTAAATTGAGTAACTTGAGGAGTAACAGAACCTATCATTCCTTCAGTACCTTTAGCAAAATCAGAACCGTAAACAAATACTTTTAAGTCTGAGTTACCTAATGCTCCAAAAGTAGCAGCAGTATAACAAACAGCAGTAAAAGTAAAAGTTCCAGGTGCTGGAGTAGCATCGTTAGCAGCTGCAGTAACCAAACCTTTTAGTGTTAATCCAGAAGCTGGATCAAATACCACTATACTTTGGTTGATTCTTACAACTACTTCGTTAGGAGCAGCTCCAAGAGGCGTTTGTACAGTAAAAACTGTACCAGCAGCGTTGTCAACTTTGTCTACATTGTCATAACCAACATGTAATCTATTTTGTTCAGACCAAATTACTTGATCCGATGTCATTGGCATTTCAGCGCCAACCATTCTTAAGAAACCTGATAACGTTCTGTTACCAAATCTTTCTACTTCTTGCTCATAGAGCTCAGGTAGATATTGTTGTGCAAAATCTGCAAAATTAGCTCCAGCTGCATCATTCCACTGTAAATAGTTAGTAGAAAGGATCGATTGATCTTGAGTAGGTGCTAATCCAGCGTTTGTTACATTGAATTGTCCCATTATATTGAGTTTTTATTTTTTTCTTATTTTTAATTTAGCACTATTTACTCCGCTAACCGCTTTTATTTTCATGCCACCTAAAAATACTGCATCTGGATCAGGAGATAATCTTGGTTCAGAATTAATGTTTTTAGACTTAGCAAACTCTGTTTTCACAGCGTCAGCTTTTCCTTGTTCATAAAAGTGACTAGCTATAGTGTCTATGTTTTGTGCCGCAAACAAAGATTTGTGGTAGTTACTTAAATCTGTAATTGCCCCATCTTCATTTAAGAACTTCTTAAGAAAATTTGCAATATCATTTTGATTTTTTGCTAACTCATTTGGATTATTAACTTGATATTTCACATTTTTATCTTTTAACTTGAAATCAAAACCTTTGAAATCTTCATTAAAAAACTGGTTTGATCTATCAATAAAATCTTCACGAGTCTTATTTACCTTGTCTTGCTCACTATTGTATCGGTTGAAAAAATCCATAGCTTTTTGTTGTTCCTGAGTAACGCCCGGTCTCAACTTGATCTCGTCGTAATATTTACTCTTGGTTTCTTCCAAAAAGTTTTTGGCTTTAGCAACCTCTTCCTTTATTGCAAGCTTACGCTTACGTACAGTTTTTTCATCATCTTCTTCCTCATCATATGAAAATTCATCATTAAGTAAAAACTCAATTTCTTCGTTATCTAAATGAGGTTTAGATTGTTTATAAAATTCTTTTAGTAGTGTAACGTCGTCAGAACTAGAATAATCAGCATTTAACCTTACGTAGTCTTCAACTGTTCCACCAGTTTCTTCCATAAATGAAACTAGTTTTTCGATGTTTTCTGGTAAAGGTTTACCTGTCACCTTTTCATCTCTTACTGCTTCTTTTAATTCATTAGTAGCTTCTTTAACTTCTTCTTTAACTTCTTCTTCTTTTACTTCTACTATTGGCGAAACTACTTCTTCGGTGCTCCGTACTTCTTCAACCACTTCTTTGCTACTTGTCTCGTCTTTCTTTTCTTCGACAATAACATTGCTATCATTTGAGCTTTGTGTTTGAATGGCATCTTCTTTATTTTTATTTAAATCTATCTTAGCTACTTCAGTTTCTTTTACATCTAGCTTTTTAGATAAATCTATTTTGTTAGATTCTGGTTTGTTATTGGATAATTTTTTAGGACGCTTTTTTATTTTAAAGTCACCCTCTTGTGGTATATTTTCTTTGTTTTCCATGATATGATATTATATGATAATTAGCCTAGTTGTTAGGCATTTCAAAATTGGTTGGTAAAGTACCATCCTGTCTTTGTTGTATTAATTGACTTTGTTGAGTTGCTTGTATTTCAGTTCTTTTATCTTTACGATCTTCTATTAAAGATTCTTTTTCTTTCATAGCTTGAACTTCCATAGACTTCAACTCTTTGTCAAATCCATACTGTAATTCTATTAATTGCTTTTTTAATTCAGTTTCGCTCTGCATTCTTTGTAATTCAAATTGAGATTTTCCTTGTTCAATTTGTAAAGTAGTTTGTGCTAAAGCCTGTTGTTTTTGAACCTCAGCCATAGCTGCTCTTTCAGATGCTTTTGCATTTGCATCAGCTTGAGCTTTTATATTTGCTAAATTATTTTGTTGGTCTTTTTCAGCTTTTTGCTCTTGCTTAAGTTTTAGTAACTTATTAGCTAGTTTTAAGTTTTTTATTTCTCTTATCTCTATAGCATCTGGCAAGCTTATTGACTGTTGTTGTAATGCTATTTGTATATTTTGCTCAAGTGCTGCTTTAGCTTCTTCATCTGGTTCAATTTCTAAATATATACCAAAGTCATGTAAGTGAAGATTTTGTATTTCCTCTAATGTCTTTACATTATAAAGACTTATGCTATCAATTAAACTTTCTCTTAGTAAATCAAACTGTATACTATCAGCAACTCTTAATGATATATTCTCACAAGCTCTTAACGTTAAAAACAAACTAGCATTTAATATATGCCTAGTTGCAACGTTTGAATTAGCAGCTGCAAGTTTTTGTAAACCAACTAACGATTGCTTATCTGGCATAGTACCATCTCTAGCTTCGTTAAGTCCTGTTACATCTCTAATCATCTTTAAGTAATACTCATATGTTGATATAAGAGAGTTTATTTTTTGACCACCTGAAGAAGTATTTAGTTCTTGTATTGGAACTTTACCTTGGTTAATATCACCATCTTGAGTCATTGATCTACCAACTATAGAACCTGTTTGAAAATACATATTCAATGCTTCAGCTGGATTATAATTAGTTCCATTACCTAGATCTACCTCAGCTAAACCATCTACATCCATAAATACACCATCAGGAACTACTCTAGAAAGTACTTGCTGTAGTTTTAAGGAAGTTAATTGAATCATGTCAGCAAAACCTATCATACGCTCTACAGTTGATTCTATACGACCTTTATACATGTGAGGTGCAACTAGTTGGTAATTCATATTAACTTTAACAGTGTTTGAATAAGGTCTAGTCATGTTTTCTGCTATCTTCCAGTCTAACATTATGTCGTGGCCTAATATTTTAGCTCCAGAATACAATACTTCTATTGATCTAGAAACTTTGTCAAAGTTATCGCTTGGTGGTGGATTAAAAAAGTCAGGTTTTTCTAAAGCTTTTTCTAAACCGTTTTCAGTATATTTTATTTTATATACTTGATCCATATAAGTTTTATATTCAAAATATAATACTTGTACAGTGTTATTGTTATCTTTACCTGTCCAGTTTCTAGTGTAATTAGTATTACCTGGGAATTTTTGTATTTGTTCTAGTTGTTGAGTTGTTAGCTCAGGAAACTCTTTTTTAAGTTCTGGTAAACTAATATTTTTAACTTCACCAACGTAGTATATATCTTCAAAATTAGGATCTTCTGTATAAGACCAAACTAGATTAGCTGGATCAACATAGTCAACAACAATACCTTCTGATTTATTCCAAGAAGTTTTAACAGCTCCAATACCCAACACAACTAAGTCTCTATTAAATCTAGCTCTAGTTAAATCGTATTTGTTTTTAGCTAAAGTATTTTCTATTAATTCTTCTTCTGCAATTTCTATAGATTGTTTATAATCTAATTGCATATGAATTTCTAATTCTTCTTCTGTTTCTGGCGCACCAGCAGGAGCTTCTTTCAAATCAATACCTAATTCTTGTTGCATTGTTTGAATAAACTCTCTAGCTTGAATATCTCTATATATTTTATTAGCGTATTCAGTTCTTTTCTTTTGTGAAGCTGGATCTTGAGAAAATGCTTTTATATCATACATTTTATCAGACATACCATTTACAACAATATCTACAAATTTAGGTATAACAGGAACTGGTTTCCAGTCTAAGTTTAAATAAGATAAATCACCATTAATAGATAATTCGTCTTTGTATTTTTGAACAGATTGCTCTCCTCTAGCATATAATCTTCTTTGATGAAATATAGTATAATTAAAAGAATACCTATTACCACCAACACCTTGACTAAACCACTCGCCTTCTATAGCTCTAGCCACTTGAAGACCGTATTCTGTAGTCATCTTCTCTTCTTGAGGAATTACTTGATCTGGAAAAGAGCTTCTAGTATTAGTGTATATCATTTATTTATTAATTTTTGAAAGGATACCATCATTGTTAAATGTTTTTATTCCTAAATTTACTTTTTTCATAGTTCTATCAGCTATAGGTTTATACTTGTTTTTATTACAAGCCATTATAGCTAGTCCAGAACTAATAGATGCATCGTGCTTGGTTCTATTATTTATATTAAACTTTCCCCAATCTTCTAGTGTATCTTGATGGTACATGTCTCCATATCCATCTTGCTTTAAACCTACATAAGTATCAATATAAGCTTCAATAGCTGCGGCATGCGCCTGTTTAATATCTTCGCTTGAGTTAGGTATTCCGCCTATCTCTTTTTCTGTTACTGAAAGTTTGTTCCAAATTTTATCAGGACGATTCATTGAAAAACCTCTATAACCCCTACGTTTTAAATAGTATAATAATCTTGGTTTGTTATTTTCAGCTAATATTGGCATACCATAAAAAACTAAAGACATCAAAACATCTTCAAAAAATATTTCCGCCGTTTGTGGTCTTGATATATATTCTAAAAAGAAATGATTAGGTGGTGCGTCTTCCATTGAAAACTTTGTTAAACCATGTAAAGATCCTTTAGAACCTCTACCATCAACAGTTCCTGATATATCATAACTATCACATCCAAAAGCACCAATATGTTCATTACCTGGATACTTTGTTCCATTTCTTATAATCACTTGGTTTTGAAGTGATTTAGGTGGCACCCAACTAACTTGAAATCTACCATCTTTGTTTGGTACAAATATTACTTCAGTATCTTTAACGCCATTAAGCCATTGAAAACTACCTTTAGTTATATTAGCCCTATTGTTAAAATCTTCATTATAATCAACTTGTTCATATATTTTAGTCAAGTTAAAAAGACTTTGTTTTGTTTCGTCTCTAAATGCGTGTTTTTCAGTTCTTGGAAACTGTCTATAATATTCGTTTAAACTATCTTGATCAGACTTTAATCCCTCAACTTCATTTTCCCAGTGCTCGATAACTCCTGTTGTAATGTCGTAACCATCAACACCTTTGATTGTATTTGATCCTCTAACAAAGACAGGTGATCCGAAAGTATCCATGAATCCTTCGTAGTTCCACTCCATAGGTATGAACAAGCTATAGAGTCCAGAAGATGTTTGTCCGTTTCTATTTCTTTTAGTAACGTCTGAATTGTAGTAAAGTTTTTTAAAATTGTTTCCACCTTTATCTAAAGCATTTGAAGTTGAGCCCATCATACATTTACCTACGATTCTGGATCCTAGACGTAATGTAGTTTTTGTAACTCTCCAGTTGTTTAATATATTATCAGGTCTTTCCCATTTACCACTCTCATCATGAGCTAATAGTTTTAGCTTTTCACCATCGTATGAGTTGTCACCAGTGTTTTTCCAGTCAATAGTTGTATCAAGACCATCTAATTCCCTAAGCTGTTCATTCGACTCAAGCTTTCTTCTAGTAAGCTTTGATGCTGGAACACGATATGCCAATTCAGTCTTTGGCCTATCCATACCATCTTGAATGGGTTTAAAAAAGAACGGGTAGTTGACTGATATTGGGACAACTTTATCTGTAAACATTTTCTTGGCATCTGCTCCAGACTTGGAAAGTATTCCAAACCTAGCATCGGAAGATATTGTGGCTTGGTTGACAAGCTCTGCTGATGACATAAAAGAGAATCCAGATCGTCTGTTTTTAAGGTAACACATTCCGTAACATCTTGTATCTGCTTTACATGCTTCCCAAAATATAAAGAAGAGTCTGTTTGCTTCTCTAAAATCTGGTGCTCCAATGTCAATCTTTGACCATTGCAAGTACATGTAATGAGTACCAGTAATGTAAGTAGGAGTGCCATTGTTATAAAAGTAAAATCCTTGTTCTCGTCTAGTAAATTCATCGTCAATATAATCGTACCATTTTTCTTTAAATTCAGCTGGATATTCTTCCCAGTCAAATCTACTTTTAATTCTACTTAGTTCTTTTGGATATTCGGCTTTTTCCCAGTATTGTTCCGCTTTTTCTTTACTTCGTTTAAACGGTTCATTTGTTGCTGGTAAAGCAATCCTGAGATTCTGTATTTCAATGATTTGTCCAATTTTTCCAGTTTTACTTATTACTATAAAATCATAATCAGAATTATAACCATAATCCCATTTTTTAAATCTATTGTTTTTAGCTAGTATCTTAGGATTTACAACTTCCTTAATTTCTTTCCAAAGGGTTTGTTCGTAACTCACTTACTTCTCCCTTCTGCAAAACCTTTAAAAGTTTTTTCTACTTTAACTTCCTTAGGTTTTTCATTTAGCATATCTTCTTCTATTTGAATACGATTAAGTATTTCAAAAGCATCAAATATAGCTAGTTTCTTAGTTGCAGCAGCATTCTTTAATCTATCAGCGCTTACATCGTCGTCTGAGTCAACAATCTTTTCTTTTGCTACCTTAATTAATTCCTCAACTGCTTTTTGCCCAGCTTGGATTATACTCTTTTTGGTTTTCTTTATGTCCATATTTAATTAATATGTCTTTTGATTTCATACAATATAATAACTCTTCATCTACCACAAACTCCCACTCTCTAGCATTTGGAAAACCAACAATGTCTTCTTCTACTATGTTTAATTTTTTTAACAACTTGTTTCCGTATTTTAAAACACCTTTATTAGGTATTGTTTTATCTCCCAGTTTTTCAGAAGTTAATGGTTTTACAAAACATCTATCTAAAAAAGAATTAAAAACACCATCTCTTTCATATAAATATATTTGATCAACAGAACAAAAATACAAGTTGTTTTTAAAATAAGCTCTACTGTTTTTTTCTCTACCTTTCATATCGTAGAACCTTCTAAAAACATTGTGATGTACATACACTATGTCTCCTGGTGTTATATCTAAGTTGTAAGCTTTTGGAACACTTACAACTTTTGCTTTTTTATTAACAGATTTAAAAGTTTCTATT